AGATTGCTCTTTAATAGCCCGAGTAACAAAATCTGTGCGGGGAGTGCTTTGCAATGTGATTTCATCATGTGGTAACCAAGTCATTGCTTTAAGAAACTGTGAAGTAACTATTATCTGAGCAGAGCCAACATTACCATTGATGTCACCAAGTTTATTCCAAACAATGATATAGACGCGGCCCATTTCAAAAGGAATGGGAGTATCAGTGTCAATACCACGTTTAGGACTAATAAACGGTACATCTAGTACGGCAGTTTCACTAGCAGAAGCAGAGACCAAAACATGAGGGTAACCGCTCATTTGGAAAATGTTGAGGTATTTAGATTGGTACCTCTCATCTGCAGGATTTGGAACATAAACCATCGCAAGTTTACCATAAAGGAATGAACTAGAAGAAACACTGAGGCGAGTACGAAACCCAGCTCTAATATAAGCGAAGTCTTGTGCTTTGTCTCGAATGAATTTCTGTGCAAACAAACAACCAGGGTAGTCCAAATAACCTAGCACTGTGCCAGACGCACTAGCAGTAGTCCAGGCAGTCGCAAATGTTTGGTACTCGCGATCTAAAACAGAGCTCAAGGAAAAAGTTTCCATGGGGCAACCTTCATGTAGGGGTTGAAAGAGCTCTGAATTAATAGCAGAACCCGAAACTTCCGCAGAATCTGCGTAGGCTCCAAGTTCTACAGTTTGTGTGATTTCGGAGGGGTTGACCGCTTTAGCAGTCATTTCAGTGTTACGAGTTGACGTAACGTCAGGGGTTTTTGATTCAGCATTAGAACACAACGAAAATTTAGAGTCTTTCGACTGTACGAATTTATTACTTTCAACGGTAAATTCAGTAACCGTTTCATCATGATCAATGTACATTGAAGTAACATGATCCATATAAGGCAAACAAACCTTACTAATGCGCGAGTGTAGATGAGGACACAAGCGCGTAACAGACTCTAAGAATCTATCACGATAGTTGTTATAAAAACTTCTACCAAAATGAGAAACTTCTCTAAACATAGAGGAACAGGAGTCAACTATAACTGCATCTTCTATGGTGTCACCCAACAAGTAACGGGGAATACCTTCAATAATACGAATATCCAAAGGTGCACGACAAAAACCCAAATCATCAAAAACAAAAGCACGACCGAGATACCTAATAGTCAATAGGGTGTCGGTTTCGTGATTTTCAGTTTTTGAAAAATGAGTGTACTCCATATTAAATCGAGATTTGAAATAAGGAGCTAACGTATCACAGGTGATGTCAGGTTTGGCCACAGCAATAACATTGTCATCACCATAAACAGCAAGCTCGAAATCAGTATGTTTAACTTTAAGGTCCTTTGTCAAGATGGTGTAACACATTATGATGTTGCAAAACGAGTTATATATGCTTGTGATTGGGTTACCAGATGGGTTCCCATCAGCAAGCTGATATACGTTGCAATGGCAAATATGTGTAGCTGACCAAATATGTTCTAATAACAATAGGCGCACACGTGCATTAATTGGTCCATCATCATACCACTGGTTCACAAATTTCAAAAAGACTTCACCAACAAACTTCGGTAACATTCCGTCATAATTTGAAAAGTCGCCAGCTATAATAGATTCACCTTTTGAATTGAGCCGATCGTATAACATGCGCC